TCAACGATACTCTGTGAGTGGAAAAATTGATTCTGGTATTCTTGCTACTTTTTCTGATGTTGCCGTTAATGACCTTATTAAAAACCTTAAAGAAAAAAACTTTCCTGAGGTACGTAAGTGGGTGGTATCTAACCTTGACAATGATGTTACTGTACTTATGCGTCGTATTTACGATGCTCTTTATTCATCCCTTGAAAACAATAGTGTTCCTGCTGCTGTGCTTGTGCTTGCTAAGTATCAGTATCAGGCTGCATTCGTGGCAGACCAAGAGATAAATATGCTTGCTTGTTTAACTGAAATTATGATTGAGTGTGAATTTAAATGAAAAATAAAAAAACTAAGGTATTAGCACAAATGAAATCATCTCATTATTATATTTTTTGGGGTATCTGCACTGTTGCAGTTGTTGTTGGTCAGATTTATGTTGGCACTGGATATAGACAAATGGCAGATGAAGTAGGTCGTATCGGAAGTTTCTTTGAGAAGATTGAAAATTCTTTGGAGAGACTTGATGGGATTATTTAATATTGACAAAAACAAACTGGTAGAAGAAAAAGTGAAAACAACACCTGAACTCGTTGAACAAGCAAACTTTGGTTTGTTTCGTGCTAAAATGACTCTACCTGCTGCCGCAAAACATTGTGGTATGACTCAGAAAGAAATGAAAATGACTTTCTGGGAATTTTTGAAGTATCATCCTGTTGATTATGAAAACGTTTCCTCTAAAAACCTGTCTTAGATATCCTGGTGGTAAGTCTAAAGCAACGAAGACTTTATCTCCTTGGTTTCCAGAAGACTTCAAAGAATATCGTGAACCATTCATTGGGGGTGGTTCTGTAGCATTTTATGCAACACAAGCATATCCAGACGTTTCTGTTTGGGTTAATGATAAGTATGTGACTCTCTATAATTTTTGGGTGCAACTTAGGGATCGTGGTGATGAACTTTCCGATCGTCTAAATGATATCAAATCAAAAGCATCTAACTATGAATCTCAGGATGATAAGGATGCTGCACATAAAGAACTATTTGATCAGACACGAGATGATATCAATGGTCAAGATGGACTTGATCGTGCTGTAAGTTTTTTTGTATTGAATAAGTGTAGTTTTTCTGGATTGACTGAGAACAGCACTTTTTCTAAAACTGCTTCTCGTTCTAACTTTTCTTTTATTGGTATTCAAAAACTTAAGCAGTATTCTCAGTTGATACATAAGTGGAAGATTACAAATATTGATTACTCAGAAGTCATGAATGCTCCTGGTGATGATGTATTTGTATTTCTCGATCCTCCTTATGATATCAAAGACTTTCTTTATGGGAAAGATCGTGAGATGCATAAGTTCTTTGACCACGATAAATTTGCGGAGGATGTTTATAAGTGTCCTCACAAGTTTATGATCACTTACAATGTGAATGATAGGTTGTTAGAACTTTATAAAGATTATTATCTTCGTGAATGGAAACTTCGTTATTCTATGGCACATCGTGGTGAGAAGGGGACTGATGAGAATGTGAAGACTGAACTTCTTGTAACTAACTATCCAACCGAAAGTCAAGAAAACAATATCCTGACTCAAATTCTTTTTGATTTATGACTGAACTAAAAGATTGGCTCAATTCTATCAATCAAACGAAGAAGAATCTGATTGATGAAGATCCTTCACTTGAGAAGGAATATCCTCCGTATATTGTGAACCGTTGTTTCTCTGGACACATCGATACCCTGATGTTTGCGAACGAACTGAATCAGTATCATTTTCTTTCAAAAAAGATGCAATATGACTTTCTTATAAATATTGTGAGGAAAAAGAAGAGATTTTCTCCCTGGATCCGTCAAGATAAAATCAAAGATCTTGATTATGTCAAAAGTTATTATGGTTATAGTAATGAGAAGGCAAAGCAAGCTTTGAAAATTCTAACAAAGGAACAACTTAATTTTATTAAATCGAAATTTGATACTGGAGGAAAAAAATGAGTGTTGTTAGAGAACCAGAAGTGAGGTGGACGCCGGAACAAATGGTTGAAGTGGTTCTTGGGGAACCAGATGACTTTTTAAAAGTTCGTGAAACTTTGACTCGTATTGGGGTCGCATCAAGGAAAGAGAAAAAAATTTATCAGTCCTGTCATATTCTTCATAAACAAGGTAGATATTTCCTTGTACATTTTAAGGAACTGTTTGCTTTAGATGGAAAGCACGCAAATCTGACAGTCAATGATGTCCAACGTCGTAACCGTATTGCCCAACTGCTTGCTGATTGGGGTCTTATTGGTATTGTTGATGTAAGTAAGATTACTGATATTGCACCACTCAATCAGATTAAGGTTCTTTCATATAAAGACAAGCAAGACTGGATTCTTGAGACCAAGTACAATATTGGGTCTAAGAAGAAACGGGTAGAAGAAGAAAGTTGACAAATGGGCGGGAGCGCCCTACAATACTCATATCGACCATAACCCATAAACCCGGTCGATATTTCAAACAACTTAAATTTAGCAAAAACAAAGGAGGCTAAAATGGCATTTAAGGAATTGCTTCGTGTCTACGAATGTTATGAGAACAAAGTAGATGAGAAGACGAAAGAGTATTTACAAGGTTTTGGAACCGTAGATAATGCTCCAGAGGGTCTTCCTCTTATGGAAAATGTAGTTGAAAAGTACAACTCTGGAGAGATTGCTGAGGGATCCACCGTCATATGTTCCGGTAGAGTAGGTGATCTATGGAGTGATCCTACTTACAACCGTATTGATGAACTTCGATATGGTAATCAGAAACGTCACATTGAAAATCGTAAGGGATTCTCGCATGACGCAGCAGATACTCTGTCCGCATATTGCCGACCCGAACTCAGGGTCGTATTGACTAAGGGAAACAACCGTGCATCTAAGCGATATGCTTGTGGACGTAATACTGAAGACAGAGTTGTTATCTCTCTGAAACTTCATCGCAAAAACATCTCACATGCAGAGATGGTCCGCATTGAATCTCTTGATCACAATACGGATTGTAACTATCGCACCAATCAAAGTGGTGATGATAAGTTTAAATCTGCGTATTTTGCAGGTGAAACTTGGGCAGTAGAGTTGTTTGAGTATCTTAAACAATTCAATATCGGCATCGCTGGAACTCTTGATGGTGCTGAATTTGTATGCCCATCACACTCTTATATGTCTACAGCAAGGAAACTTGCTGGAGAAGAGTATACTTCAAAGTATCTTAGGGCATTTACCAAGTGGAAATGTGCTAAAGAAATTCAGGGTAATGCCACTGTGGCAGGTTCTCTTTTCTTGAAAACCTTTCATGAGTATATTGATTGGATTGATAAAAAGAATCAAATTGATTCTTTCTCTTTGATGATGAAGTGGTATTTTATTGATTATGGTCCCACTCATCAACAAGTAAACCCTAAAGCAAAAAGTCTGAAACAATCTGATATTGTTGAAGGTAATGGTATCGTTAAAGGAAACGAACCATTTGTCGCTCGTTTTGTAAACCTCTACAATAGTTTTTGTGATCGTGAAGTTTCTTTTGATCGAATGATCATCAAGAAAACTCATAAAACTGCTATTCCATTTGAGGGTTCTGATAGCACTGCTTGGAATAAATTTCTTGCAGATGCAAATCCTCTGATGAAACCAGTATTGGGACAACTTGCTGAGAACAAGTTTTTCTGATAACCGAATAAAAAACTACGGGGTTCACTACCCCGTTTTTTATGATCTGTGCTAATATATACTTATGGATGCCTTCGGGGTCCACACAACGCAATCTCGCTTTAAAGGAGAAGTAAAGATGAACAATCTTACGAGGTACAATGCTGCCAATTTAGATCAGCTGCTAGACCGTATAAATAGGAATAGCATTGGTATGGACGAATACTTTGATCGTCTGTTTAGACTCCACGAAACAACGACAAACTATCCTCCATATAATCTAGTCACGGTCAGCAACGTAGAATCAAGACTAGAACTCGCATTGGCAGGATTTAAAAAATCGGAGGTCTATGTCTACACACAAGATGGTAAACTCTTTGTCGAAGGACAAAAAGAGGATAAAGAAACAGGAACAGAATATGTCCACAGAGGAGTGGCTCAGAGATCTTTCACCAGATCTTGGACACTCTCAGATGAAACGGAAGTTAGATCAGTTACTTTTGAGGATGGGTTACTGAGTATTGTTCTGGGAAAAATCGTCCCAGAGCACCACCAAAGGAAGGATTATTTGTAAATCCTAACATTTTCTTTATATTTCTGTCGTAGTTGATACAGAAGTGTATCACTATGATACATTATAATATAGATAGTTATGTAAATTGGAGGACGACTTATGAATTTCACAGCCGCCACTCTCACAATTGGAACTGTAACCTCTCTTTTTAGTTGGGCAGTTCTCGCACCAACACTATCATAACACTTCCTGAAAACTAAATATTAGGTATCGTCGCCGCACGGGGTTCT